ATCAAGGTGGTTATAACAGACCACATATACACCCTAATAGTTTATTTAGTGGGGTATATTATGTTCATGCACAGCCTAATTCGGGAAAGCTTGTTTGTAATGATCCAAGACCAGGAATACAAACTACCATGCCTTTAAGAAAACCAGGTCAACCACCAAAATATTTGTGGAGAGAATGCCATATAGAACCAAAACCCGGTAGACTAATAATTTTTCCTGCTTGGTTATGGCATTGTGTTGAACCTAATCAATCAAATGATATAAGAATATCAGTAAGTTTTAATTTTATACAAGATGGCTTTCAATAAATATCAAGTAATCAAAGGTGCAATTAGCTACGAGTTAGCTAATTTTATATTTAACTATTTTCTTCTTAAAAGAGACGCTGTTAAATGGATGTATGAAAACAATATTACTTATGACAGTGGTATGTTAGGCACGTGGACTGATCAACAAATACCCAATACCTACTCATGTTATGCTGATAATGTAATGGAAACTTTACTTGTTAAAGTCTTACCAGTAATGCAGCAAGAAACAGGTTTAAATTTAATTCCAACTTACTCATACGCAAGATTATATAAAAATGGCGACGAATTAAAAAGACATAAAGACAGACCTAGTTGTGAGATATCAACTACAATAAATTTAGGTGGTGAGCCATGGCCTATATTTATTGACGGCACAGGATCTAATAATGTAATAGATGAGTATAAAAATATACATAAACCTAATGCCCCCAAAGGCACGAAAGTCCTACTTGAAGTTGGAGATATGCTAGTATATAGTGGGTGTGAATTAGAGCATTGGAGAGAACCTTTTGAAGGAACTACTTGCGGACAAGTGTTTCTTCATTATAACCATGTAGATGGTCCTTTTGCGGAAAAAAATAGGTTTGACAAAAGGCCGATGTTAGGTGTTCCTCCAATAAGGAATGCATAATATAATGAGGTTTTATGTTACAAAAATTAGGATTTGCACCTGGGTTTAATAAACAAGTCACAGAGACCGGGGCTGAAGGACAATGGTTTGATGGCGACAATGTTAGGTTTAGATATGGTAGTCCTGAAAAAATTGGTGGTTGGACACAGTTAGGTGCAGATAAATTAACAGGTGCAGCTAGAGCCATTCATCAATGGGATGATAATGCCGGTATTAAATATTCAGCAATAGGAACTAACAGAATTTTATACGTATATTCTGGTGGCACATATTATGACATACACCCAATAAGAGTTACACTTACCGGTGCTAATTTTACAACCACATTAAATCAAAATATAATTACAATTACATGTACAGGCGCACATGGATTAGCAGAAAAAGATATTGTTATGTTAGACAGTGTAGCTAGTATACCTGCATCATCAAGTTTTGACGCTGATGATTTTGAAGATAAAAAATTTATGGTAACTGCCATACCTACAACTACAACTTTTACAATTACAATGACTTCTACTGAAACCGGTACTCCAATGAGCACAGCGGGATCTACTTCTATTTTATGTTATTACCATGTTGGACCAGCACAACAACTTGGAGGTTTTGGTTGGGGCACAGGTCTATATGGTGGAACCGCTTTAGGAGCAGCCACAACTACTTTATCAACAGCTATAACAGATACAGTTACTACAACTATTGTATTAGCAAACACGGCAGCTTTTCCATCATCAGGAGAAATTAGAATAGGCACAGAAGACATAAGTTTTACAAGTAATAATACCTCTACAAACACTTTAAGCGGAGGGGCAAGAGGAGTTAATGGAACTACAAAAACAACACATAGCGGTGGAGCAAGTGTTACAAACATATCAGATTTTGTTGCATGGGGTGACCCGTCTAATGCCGACTTTACAATTAATCCCGGCCTATGGGTTTTAGATAACTATGGTACAAAATTAATTGCACTTATATATAATGACAAATGTTTTGAATGGGATGCTTCAGCTCCTAATGCCACATCAACTAGAGCAACAGTTTTAGCTAATGCACCAACAGCATCACGTCATGTATTAGTATCTACACCGGATCGACACTTAGTATTTTTTGGAACAGAAACAACAGTAGGTAATTCTACTACTCAAGACGATATGTTTATAAGATTTTCTTCTCAAGAAAGTATTGATGAAACAGATTCTTACACAGTTAAAGCAAACAACACCGCAGGTACACAAAGACTTGCTGATGGTTCTAAAATTATGGGAGCTATCAAAGGTAGAGATGCTATTTATGTTTGGACTGATACTGCACTATTTCTTATGAAGTTTGTAGGACAACCATTTACCTTTTCTTTTGAACAAGTAGGAACTAACTGTGGATTGTTTGGTAAAAATGCATGTATAGAAGTTGATGGTTCCGCTTATTGGATGTCAGAAAATGGATTCTTTACTTACGATGGTCAATTAAAATCTATGTATTGTTTAGTAGAAGATCATGTTTACGATGATATTAACGCTACAGCCCGAGATCTTATTAATGCGGGTTTAAATAATTTATATGGTGAAATTAGTTGGTTTTATTGCACATCTGCATCCGACTCAGTTAACAGAGTTGTTACATATAATTATTTAGATTCTAGCACTCAACGTCAAATATGGACAACAGGCACTTTACCTAGAACAGCGTGGCAAGACTCTGCTGTATTTGATAAACCACACGCAACATTTTATGATTCAACAGATAATGCATCTACTGATTGTACTGGAAACACTGACGGTATTACTATATACTATCAACAAGAAACAGGGACCGATCAAATTAATGCTGGTGGTGCAACAACTGCTATTATAGGTACAATTACTTCGGGTGATTTTGACATTACACAAAAACGGGCTTCTACTGGAGCTGTTGTGGGAACGCCGGATCTTAGAGGTGATGGTGAATACATTATGAGAATACAAAGATTTATACCAGATTTTATTTCACAGACAGGTAATACTAGAGTTAGTTTTGTAACAAGAAATTATCCAAATAGTTCTGCAACTACAACAAACTTTGACGTAAGTTCTACTACGACTAAAAAAGACACACGACTACGAGCACGATCTATTGCTATTAAAGTTGCCAACACTACAACAAACGAAGACTGGAAACTGGGTACATTTAGATTAGATATTACGCCAGGAGGTAGAAGGTAATGGCAATTGATGTGCAAAAAGATATAAAATCAGTTTATGCTCCTTACACTAATCAATCAATTTTAGGCAGCGATTATTACACTGGAGAAATAGAAGAAGACTCAGAGTTTGATACTCCTTATGGAACTAGAACAGGTGTTGGAGGTTTTTATGATAGATTTACGGGACCAATTAAAAATACTTTTCAAAAATACGGTGCTCCTATTGTGGGAAGTATTATGGGTGGTATCATGGGTATTCCGGGATTAGGTTTTTTAATGAATCAAATTCCTCGTGACCCTTACGCAGGAAATTATGGAACTTTAGCTGACGGAGCTTACATGAGTAGTACGGGTATGAAAGATAAATTTGGTTACAATCTTAATAGTTTTAAAAATAATTTTTTACAACCAGGAACTAATTCTTATAGGTCATATGCATTACAAGGTTTAAGAAGTTTAGATGAGAAAAAAGCAAATGATTATTATGAAAAAACTTACGGTAAATCATTCGACGAAATTAAATCTGATATACAAGATAAAAAAGCTCCTTTTTCACCGGGTATAAAAAATCCTTATGAAGGAACTGCTGATAATTTTGGTAATAATAGTAATAACAGTGGTGATCATGATGGAGGGGCATCTGCAGATGCTCAGTCAGATGATGCTGCGGGTGCGGGAGGCTATGATAAAGGTGGTAGAGTTAAATATTTTTTTGGTGGTCTAGCTACAAGAGGAAAAAAATAATGGCAAAAATAGTAGAATCATTAACTAGAGCAGAAAAAGAATATAAACAAACTAATTTACAATCTTTAGTTAGAGATCTTGATTCAGTAATTACAAAATTAAACACTTCATTTCAAGATGAGGTTAAACAGGAGATAGAAGCTAGAAGTTTCTTTTTAGAATAATGGCAGTAGTAAACCAGTATAAATTTGTAGGTAAAGATAACGACACTACAGGAAATGCATTAACTGTTTTTGCAACAGGAGAACCTGGTGTTAATGAAACTATAATTATTAAATCTATATTAGTTACGTCAGCAGGTACACCTAGTGTCACTATTACAAACAATAGTATTACTGCTATTAAATCAGTGCAGCTAACAGCTAATACAACTAAAGAATTGTTAACCCAACCACTAATAGTAGAAGGTGGCTCTGCTTTTACTATACAATCTAGTACTACAGATTCATTTGATTTTGCGGTTAGCTTTTTAAACATATTAAAGGAGAAAACAGACTAATGAAAACTACAATAATAGATGGACAAGACGTGCCTGTTTTAGATGCAACTAGTGTTGAGACTACTTACAGACACAAAAAAACAGGTGAGATTTTTAAGACACGAAAAGACTGGGAAGACAAGGGTTTTAAGAATGAAGACATGGCACAAGATGTAAAAGTCATGATGCCACCTCTTGATTTAATAGGTAAAACAAAGTAAACATAGAACTTAAGGTAAAATTATGGCAATATCTAGAATGCAACAACCCAGACAAATGTATGGATTAGGAAGCTTTGTTAAGAAAGCTGTCCGTGGCGTTAAAAAAATTGTTAAAAGTCCAATAGGTAAAGCTGCTTTAGGAATTGGTTTAGGTGCTTACGCTGGAGGACTTGGTCCTTTTGGTGCAGGCGGATCTTTATCAGGTGTTAAAGGTGCAGGTTTTCTTAGAAATTTAGGCACAACAATGCCATCTTTATTTGCTAATCCTACAGCAAATCAAATAAATAAACTTGGGGTTCCTCAAGGTTTCTTTCCAAAAATGCTTGGTAAAATGTCTACGGGTCAAAAAATATTTGCTGGTCTAGGTGCAACAGCAGTTGCTTCTCCGTTTTTAGCAAAAGCTTTTGGTACACCTGAAATAGAAGAAGAAGAAATAGATGAGAATTACATTCCTCCTTACATGGCATATCAAATGGCAAGAAACAAAGACCCTTATATGAGTTTTTTACCTAATGAAAATTATGTACAAGACGGATTTTATTTACCACAAAATGCTGCTAACGGAGGCAGAATAGGTTATGCAGATGGTATGATGGTTGAAGAAGAGGACGAGATGTTAAATTTACC